TTGAGTGTCGAGTAATCGATACTGAGTGTGCTCTCTGCCATAGATCACCAGAAAACAAGGGCAGGATTGCCGGCGTGAGGACCAACCGCCGGCAATCCTTCTGCCCAGCCCCGTGATTACGCGATAGTGCCAGCAAGCACTACGTCTTCCTTCCACACACCATCGGCAGACTCGCCGTACCAAGTCAGATACGCCTCTTCTTTGGTCGCATTCGCCGTCCAACTGTTGAAAGCTGAATCAGAGCCATCATTCTGGATTCCGCTGGTAATCGTGATCACGATATCGCTCGTGGTCATGTCACCAAGCAAACTAAAGCCCTTGCGCTGGCAACTGATCGTTCCATCAGCAAGCGTAAACGTGGCATCGCTGCCGATCGTGGCCTCAGCGAAGAACGTAACCCCACCGACCATACAGGTAATCGCGCCAGCCTCTGGCGTGACCACTTCCACCAGCCCGGACGGAACACCGGTCTGTAGCTTTGCTTGACAAATGCCGGCAGTCGAAGCGCGATTAACGGTCTGAAGCGGCACCGCCGATCCCTCGCCCTCGAAGCCGGCGTACCGGAAGTAACCGGCATACGTGCCACCTGCCTCACAGGTCAGCAGCCCCGCGCCAAGCGTGGTGCTAGCCTTCGAGAGGATATTGCATGTCGAGCCCGGCTTGTAGATTTCGATAAACTGCCCGCCGCTGACCGCGGCATAAGCCCGCGAGGCGACGCCAGCAAAGTAACGAGCGTTGGTAATCGACGGAAGCTCGACGTAGTTCGTGCGCTTTGCGTTGAATGCGGAAGCGGTTCCGTAGTCATAGTCGTAACAGACGCCCTGACCCTCGGCTAGCGCCGTCGATCCAGTAAACCACACCCATTCGGAAATCGTGTTGGCTTGCTTGACATGTGCGTTAATTGACGCATCCATTATTCTTACCTCACAGTTGAGTTGTTGATGTTCGAGAATGGCATATGGCGCCATTTGGCACCGTATGCCTGGTTAATTACTACGCCTTGCAAAGACAGCCCTGTCGACGAAGATTGGTACAGATCATCTGCATTGTGCAGTCGTTGTCCACGCGCCGGACAAGGTGCTTGTTCGGCACCATATACGGCTTGGTCAACTGATTTTCCCAACCGGACAAAACACCCACGGCAATCCACTTCCAATCAAGCAAGTACACCGGGTCCTTGCTGTCGTCGTCTAGATACGGAGCGTACGTCAGTGGCGTCGACTTGAACGTCACTCGACCACCGTACTTGTCCACATCGGAGCCGAGGTTCATATTGCGATCCTCGGCGTACTCCTCGAACAGACCGATCGTATCGCTGTTCATGTAGATGCCGTTGCCAGTCTTACCAAGGTCCGGCTGCGCGTGACTTACCGGAGATCGGAACTGCGTCCTGCGATGCATCGTCCGCATCTTCCGCGCCAGGTCTTCCCTGGTGACCGATACATAATTTCCGGACCAGTTGGCATATCGGCTGTACGTACCCTGGTCGATCCCGCCCTTCCCTGAGGCAAAATTCGTCGGATTCCCGCCATTGAAACCCTCCGAGGAACTCCTCGTAACCCAGTAACCGATCCCAAACGGAGTCTTGCCGTCGTCCGCCGGCTCCGACCACAGCGCAGCCTCCATCAGATCGAACAACGACACATGCATGCCGACGTACTTCGATTTGATGTAGTTCACAATCGCCAGGCCACCCTTCTGGAACGCCTTCTCGCGCTGGTCGTAGATATAGTGCGCGTTGACGTGCTTCGGCTGCACCTTGCCCTTCGTAAGGGTATCGTTGATCGCGGTTCCGTCTGTCTCGTACATCCCCACAAACCGCGCGCTGTGGTTGTGGTCCATTTGGATGTCGAATTCCCAATCGTCACCTCCCTCGAATACCTTCCTTCGATCCTTCCACATCTCCCGGACAGCGACGTGATCGCTGATGTCCGTCTGCATGTCCAGGAATGCGCCGCGCTTAATCAGATTCTGCTGCGTGTAATTGACAGCATCGTCGATGTCTGCATATTGAAGAGTCACGTTCTGCCCCTTTCGTGACCCTCAGAGTTAGCCGCTACGTGCCGAACTTTGCGTCCAGCATCGCCGCCGTCTCCTCCTCGGGTGTTTGTGTTGCTTGTGCCTTCCGGCTGTTAGATCGGCTGACATGCTGTCGCGCACGCTTTCCCAGCTCACCGGAGAGCTTCTGTTCATGAATACTCTGGATTTCGTCGCCAAGAACGATTTTCATCGCCATCGAAAACAACTCATCTCGTGACGGGATCGACTGCCCAGATGCCCCGTAGCCATGGTGCAGCACTGCCATTTGGTTCGCGATGGCATCGCGCTTCGCGAATTGCGAACTTCCCTGGTCGAGCGATCGAAGACCGCCGTCGCCAAGGGCCTCTTTGTAGTCGTCTCCCAGGTCGGCCACCTGGCCGTCGAACCACCGCTCAAGCTCCTGCCCTACGGCTTGCTGGGACACATACTGCGATTGCTCCTGTTGGTCTCTGATTCCCTGGATGGTCTCTTGCTGTTGGCGAATCACGTCCTTCATCGCATCGAACGCATCAACCACCTCGGGCTCGTACTTCTCCGGGTCAAGCGACGGCAGGCTATCTAGCGGGTCGGTCTGTTCTTCCTCGCTTTCAGGCATTTCTGAAAGTTCGTCCACGCCCATGGACCGCTCAAACGACTCGACTACATTGGCCAGCGCCATCTCGCTTGGAAACTGCCTTGCGTCCGCCAGCGAAATTCCCACACTAAGCGCCCGCTCTAAAATAGCGTCGCTAATGGTCGCTTGTTGAGGTACATCGCCGCCGCCGGATGGCTCATTAGCCGTACTATCGTCTACCGCCGTCGTCTCTTGTGTCTTTTCGATAGCCCCACCGGCCTCGGTCGTCTTTTCGGTGGCCTCACTGACCTCGGGCGTCTGTTCGGTGACCCCATCGGCCTCGGTCGTCTGTTCGGTACCTTCAGACTCTACGCCGGCCTCGTTCTCTTGGCTCTCCGACTTGATGGCATCGTTGATTTCGGAAACAAGTTCGTCGCTGGGCATGTTGTCCTCGTTTAGGAAAAGGAATTGCGGTCATGCATGGCCCTGCACTTTAGGGCCTTTTTGCGATGTGCCGCATTTCGATATACTGGGTTTCCACGGCTAGTTACCTCAGTCGGGCATCCATGCCGATCGTAGTAGTCACGCAACTGCTGCGCTTGGCCTGGATGTACACCAGAGCCCTCGCATTCCAGCGGCCAGCCAGCCGTGGATGGAACGGCTGCGCTTTCAGCACGATAGTCGCGAATGGCATATTGCCCATCGCCTTCAATGCGAATCTTCTCCGGGGCTTCGCCCATAGGAAACTCGCGATGATAGACAGTACCATCGGGGGTTGAGTAGCAATAGGTAACGATTGGTCTTCTCCAGTTACGATTACACTCACATTCCAGTGTAATTGGATTCTGTTGGTCATAGGCGCAAAGTTGAGCGCCTACGAAGATTGTCGACCTAACGATGCGGCCTCGTCTTCTTGCGGCCGACCGCCGAGGAGCGCCTGTTGCAGAATCTGGCTTTTACCGCGGTCAGTTGCGCCCGGTCGATTCACCCTCTCGTAGGTCCTAGTCGTATTCGGCGGCATTCCAGCGGGCCCGGTATTCGTCTGCGTGATCTGGTCCTGGAACTGCACAATCTCGCCTAATTCCTCAAAATCTGAGTATTTTGCCGCCAACCCAAGTAGCTTTTGTACATCGAGGATTCCGCCAGCCTGCTCGATAGCCGGCATCATCGGCATCACGAAGTTCTGCATGAGCATCATCAACTTCTGCATCTTCGTGCCTGGTGAATCGTCCTGCATTGAATAAACATCAATAGACAGGATATAATCGTCAAAAGATCCCTTCTTTTCCCTGCGGTTCCAAGGAACATAAATTGCCAGATCGGTCCCAGGTATCTGCCTCTTTAGCGTCCGCGTCTTCACGGGATCATTCCACTCGTAATACGCCAGCGCCGTGAATACGTCCTTCGTGAAATTCACGACCTTAGCCGACATTTGACGAAGTTGAGCACTAGATGCCTCGCTAATCAACTTGTCTTGACCAAGAGTCTCAGATTGCGGCGCAAGACCGCCAAGGCTATCCAGGTTGCCGCCGAAGTAACTAAACAGATCGCGGCACTGCATGTAGAATGCCAGCGTAGTGGAGTTCACCCCGCCTGCCGTTAGCTTCTGCGGAGGCTGCGACCCATATAGAATCCCATCTCCGTCGCTGGCCCGCTGGAAGTTCTTAACTCCTTCCTCGTCTCCGCCTGTGAACCCTAGAACCGTCTTCTCGCTGTCTGCCTGGTTACCCAACTTGCGGAATAATGAGTTCGCTAACTCATGGATCTCACGCCACACAGACACCGGCGCCAGAGGCAGAAGATTGCCGGGTACGTCATCAAATCCAAGCGTCGAGTACGGGCCACGCTCCGGACCTTCCCAGTCGATGACATTCAAAAGGCGCTTATTCTTAACAGCGTAAGTCACAAGCAGCCGTTCATCGGGCAGCCACACATCACGCAGCCAGACGCGATCCTTAAACGTAGTCGGCGACTCGTCTACGGACACACTTTCAGCACGCTGCTGCCCATATTCGCCCTGCGACGTATACTCATCAGGACGAAGACCATTGATTTTGTTCTTCTTGAACTTCCCAGACTCCATTACCTCCTCATAGTCAAGCCAATAGCCGTTCCCGCAATACTGGATGTTGTCGCTGTGTTTGGCAGACATGTCGACAAAATAATCGTCAAGCGTAACCACATCCACAAATGAAGCACCGTACTCATGCCCGAGAATCTTCCCTACCGAATGCAGTCCAACGCGGACAATCCCCATCGAAAACAACGCCTCCGTCACAACGCGGCAAAGCGTCCCTTCTAGATTGATTTCCTTCGGAATCTCGTTGACGGCCGACGTGAGATTCGCCGCCACTGGAGAATATTCCGGCTTGCGCGCCGTGAACAACACACGAGGCGCCCGCGCTGCAAGTGCCCGAACGTAGATGTTTACAGCCATCTTCAGAAATGGCGTAATCACGCGCTTTTCGGCGCCACCGGTGAAGTAGTGATACCCCACAAACTGCCTGACTGACTCAACGCGCTTACGGCGTGGAAAATCCATGCAGCGTTCTGACCATTCGATACTGCTAGTCAGCCGGTTGAATTGCTTCTCATTGAGTGGGTTCGTCTGTTTCATTAGTACCAGCCGTCTTTCTTCAGTAGCTCGCGCCCAGGTTTTGGTTTTTCTAACTCACGCTGCTTCAGCCGCCACGCCAGCGATCCATACGGGACCTCTGGCTTCGGCGGCTGATCTGGTTTCTTCTGTCTCTCAGATAATCCACGCCAAGCCAACGCATCTGCAATCACGCGGTCGCCATGGTTCGCCTTGGCCCCGGACGGATCGTCTTTGCTGTTCTCGCGGCTATGCGACACACCACCGGTAGCATCGAAGATGTACTCAAGACACTCCTCCATCGCCTCTTTAGAGCGATTAATGCAATCGCCCTTCTCCACAGCAGAGCGGTATTCGCCCATCAGCACTAACTTTGTTTCCTTAGTCGATGCCCAGCCGGGAACCTTCGTGATCTCCTTCGCTAACGACTCTTCACGCTTACGGTAGTAGATGTTGTGGTAGCGCAATTCCAGTACGCGAGACCCGAACTGACGGCCTGGACCGTTGGATTCCCAAACGAGATAGGCACCACCAAGCCACCGCGATATAGCAACCGCCAACTTGGCAAGTTCCTCGGGGCGGATGTACGGAGAGGCAAACTCTAATGCCTTCTCATTGGTCACCGCATCGTACCCGCAGATCGTTGAGTTACTACTTCCGGTGCCAGCCGACACGTCTACTCCCAGCACGTACTTATGATCTAGCGGCGGCTTACCATCGCGACCCAACAAAAACCAGAGCTTCACCTTGCCCGCTGGCTCCTCACGAAACTCCAACGGCTCCGCGGTAGTCGTGTCATACGAGAGGTCCCCAATAATACTCGGCGGACGGGCGTACTCGCGGATCTTGGCCCTGACAGCCTCGGCAGAGAAATACTGGTAACCGGAACCCAGGAAATCAATATCGAGTTCCTGGGCGATCTCGCGCTCCGAGGCGGCACGCTTACACTCGTTGTCGTACCACGAAGAGCGTAGCTTGCCGTCCAGAATCGGGAGATATCCTTCTGGATAGCCGTCTTCAATGAGCACACGTAACGTGCCATCTTCGGCGGTTGTGTACAAACCTCGATTCTTCTCTGGGTGCTTTGACCAATGGAGAGATAGCTTCTTGATGTTTGTGAGTGTCAAGTCGTAGTAGGCGTTTCCAGTACCTTCTGGTGTAGAGTTGAACAGCCTACACCGCGTGGCGTCACGGGTTGCGCGGAGCACTGAGTGTCCCTGCTCGACTGCGGCAAACTCATCGTGTAAGATGGCCGTTCGACGGTCGCCACGCCCGGCTCTCTTGTTCGTTGACTCCCCATCAATCACACTTCGCGTATGTGGATTTAGCATGTGCATCATGCTGCGGTGCATATTACGATCATAACCAGGAGGCATCAGCCAACGCGGAAGGTGATCGTGGAAGAAGTCGATTTTCCAGAACAGCGCCTTAGGGTTGTCGCGCTTGTCAACGTACTCTTCAACACGCGACAACAGCAAGAACGACAAATCGGGACGAAAGTGCCAGAACCATTCCGGCCCGATACAGCACATCCACGATGCACCCATGTCGCGGCTTTTCATAATCAGCAGATCGTGTCCATCCTGGATCGCATTAACGATCTCCAGCATGACCTCCCACTGGAACTCCTCATAGAGAATGAACGGCACACGCGGAAACGGCTGCCGGCGCGGATCGTACGTCCAACCGAAGGCATTGACATAGAAGATGGGATCGATGGAACACGCATTCCAGAGAACGTCCGCGTAGGATGGATCTTCCATCACGCGGCGATGAATGCGAGCGCGATAGTGGAGGTTCGCTTTGACCTCCGTCGGCACACGGTGTGCGAAAGGTGATTGAATTGACGCCACTGCCCCGTATTACCCCTAACCTATACCGCTTCGCCGTGCTCCTCCAGCACATCAAGCATCTGATCGATTTCGCTGATAGCCCGCTTACCTGTTGTTCTGGCCAGCCGGTCGGCCTCTTCCTCTTCATTCGGCTTCGCCTGAATCTGCGTGTACTTAGCAAAGAACTCCTTTGGATCATCGATGGCCTGCCGATACATGAAGTAAGCCGCGTCGTTTGGCGTCGTGTCCGGCTTCTCTCCAGTGCGCAGATACCTACCGGCCATATCAATGGCCCAGGCTAGGTTTTCGCGATGCGACTGAACGCGAGCCTCGCTCATCACGCCGTCTACTGGCTCGGGCTGTCCATGTTGACGAATCTGCGGATGAGAATCTGGGTTCGGATCGTGCGCCGATACGTCGTACTCCGCGAACAGCCGCTCCAGGCACTTGTAGTCCTTGCTGACCTGAACAATGGCTTGATGCCGAGTGCACCCGCCGTTGTCCGTCAGGTCGTTGACGCGCTCCTGCCAAGTGTTATAGGTCTTCTTGTCCTTGCCGTTTTGCCGCCAAAGGATGCTCTTTGCTCGCTTAGCGAACTTAGCAATCGACGCCCCGGAGACCGGGACCTTAGTTGCCTCCTCGTCGCCTGGAACACCGCGACGGACTGTCTTGCGGATGTTCGTAGTGGAAACCCCGAACTCCTTAGCGAGACCCGCCATTGTCTCACCAAGTTCATATCGGGAACACACCTCCCTACGTTGTTCGTTGTTGAGTTTGCTCGGTGTCGGCGGCATATTCAGTTGCCCCAATTCGTTCGTCTATTGCAGAATCGAACGCATCGCACTTACTGGCAATCCTCACATTCCAAGTAACCGTCCAAGACCTGAACGACAGGCGATCACGAATAAACCGGTAGCGCTTGGCGTCGGTCCTCAACGAATCGATTTCGTTCGTCAGCTCAGAGCACCGCTTATGTGCGACCTTCACTTGTTCCCTGATTGACTTCACTTTACTCTTGGCTTTTTCCAAGTCGAACCTGTAGTTAGCGTAAAGTTCATCTGTGAGTTGGCGCTTGAGTTCACTAGCCTCCGCAAGGAGCCTAGAAACCTCTTTGTCGGCCATCTTGAAATCCGACCTGGCGCCGGCGAGTTGTCCGCTAAGGCGCTTAATGCGATTATCCTTGTCCGCCGACTCCTCGCGTATCTCATTGACCTGTGCAAGAAGTGCATCGCGCTCTTCAGAGACTTCACGCAGGCTCGCCTTGAGTTCGGTGATTCTCGGATTCAGCATAGTCAGAATGCCCGCTTGCATAACTCTCGTGCCTAGCGCTTTTTTTTGCGTTTCCTGAAGCCTGTCGACTTTCTCCTTGAGTTCGCTGCATTCAGCCTCGGCTCTATTGCGACCAAAGCGAAGGCCATCGCACCTATTATGAAGATCATCGCGCTCCTTTACTACCCTATCGCGAATCGCGCAAATCTCTTGGTAGTCCAGCTCCAGTTGAGCGCACTTTACTTTCCAGCGAGCGACCTCCCTCTTGTATTCGTCGGGCTCCTTCATTAGCGCATCGACCTGCTTGCGCGATGTTTCTCTATGCGCACGTTGTTGATCGCATCCAGCCTTGCAATCGACGGCCCTGAGCGCGCTTGCGATGGCATCTCGTTGGTTCGGGGTCATCGTCTTGAAGCCGTGCAGACTCAAGAGATGTCGAAGTTCTCTAACGCATCCTTTTCGAAGCCGTACATTAACGATAACGTCGTTGTCGCCGTTGTCTTTATTCGTGCTCATTGGTGTGTCCTCATTGGTGTGTTAGTTGGCTGTCCAAATCGGAAACTATCTAGCAGCGCACTTGCGCCGTGCCTTCTCTTCGCATGCCATCCCTAGGGCGTCTATGAGGCTGATAGACTCAAACTTCTTTGTGGCCCAGTTGTTCCACTCTGCGGAGACCAAGACGACGAACGCACTCGATCCATCCTTTCCGAGGCGATGCGAGAAGCCCAACTCCACGTATGGCTTCTTGCCTGGTTCGTAGCCGTCGTTGAGTTCGAGCAAGTCACGAATCCTGGCTGCATGCGAGGCGTTGCGCTCTTCGTCTTTTGCGTTGAAGATTGGTTCGCCGTTGATCGCTGCGGCGGGAAGATCCATGATTGCGCTTGCGGTCTCCTCGGAGGCAGGGATCATGTCGCCGTCTGGCGCCGCTTCGATGGCTTTCTTGGCGTCGTCGGTCAGTTGGCCGATATTCGATCGGTTGTTCTTCTTGCGTGTCATGGTTGGTCCTTCGATCGTTGAGCGCAGTAACAGGTCAACATTCCATCGTAGTTGAGATTCTGAATCGACGTTAACACGCGCGCGAGGCTGTATGCTGTCAAGAGCTGGGCCCCCCCCGCGGTGATTGGCGAGGTACCCCTCGCTGCGAGAGATTTGGGGCCCCAATCGCTGATTTTTCCGTCGCGCCGGAGGCGAGGTACCTGTACCAGGGCCCGCAGGTGACCGGGGGGGGCGTGGTTCAGATATCCAGACCGATGGGGCCCCCCCGGTAATGCCAATGACGTGCTAAACCCTAGAAAACAAGGGGTTTAAGCGCTGGCATGAGCGAGTCGGTCGTGCCAGTGGCAGCGCACAATCGTTACATCTTACCAAGCTCAACAGCGCACGCAAGTGTTACACGTTGTCGCGCTTCCGGACGTTTGTCGGGTTGAGATGGGCGCCAGCGGATCAAACGCGGGGCGCTAGCGGGGCGCCAGCGGGTCAAACGCGGGGCGCCAGCGGCCACAAACCAGCCACAAACCAGCCACAAGCAGACCGCGGTCAACCGGCCACGAGCCGGTCATGGCCACAACCAGACAACAACTATCTAAGCTGGCCTAGTTTGATTGCAGACATATATATACTGTCGCAAACTACTATCTGGCCTATCGTTGTGCCACGTCCTCCTTGCCAGCCCCACACCATACGCTCACCCCTAAGGCCCTAGCTTGCGCCCTAAGGGCCTCGAATACCCAATGGCCTACAACACCTCAAAGCTCCTTCGCGCTCGTTAGGGCGCAATCTAGAAGCCCTTATTATCCTCACACCATACACATCCAGCACAAGCTGACCGAACCAGGGCTAGACCGCGGTCAGGCGCCGCCTTCCGCCAACCTCGGCTGTCCACGGTGATGACCGGCCGCAAATCAGCCCTCACGAAGCACCCCACCATTGGTTTTGAAGGCCAACGAACCTCAATTTCACAAGCGCCCCTAAAGACCCCTGAAGACAGGAAGGACGGAGAGACACGGGGGAAGAGGAGCCATGAAGGAACGAGGGAAGAGGGAGAGGAGAGGTAGATAGAGAGAAGAGAGAGAGAGAGAGAGTAGTACTACTACAGTCTAAGCCTATCGCCTGAAGGATTGAAAGAAGCACCTAACCGCTTGCCACACAACACCTTGACTGAGTTGTCGCACCCTTGAGAGAACAATTTAATGAACCGACAGGGAATTCGCCGAATTCCTTCCATAGCTTTTTCGTCGCCAACCCCATACTTCAGCGACCAAGAAAACACAGCTTGCCACCCGCTTGTGGTAACTTAACGCAACCGAAACAATCGGCATCCCAGGAAGTACACCCTAGTCATCATAGGGGGCCATACCTTGAGGCGCCGCGGTTCTCGGCTCGCAGACGATGCCGATCTCGGCTCGCAGACGATGCCGATCATGATCACATGGACGGCCACTATGCGCATTGTGAATCGGCGATTGCGATTATACTAGGAGTACGTTGAAAACTTCCTTTCTTTTGGTACTGGAGAAACTATGAATCTTGATGTTATGGCCGTTGAGCTACCTGAGACATTCGGTGACCGACTTCGCGGCGCTCGCAATCGCGCCGGCCTAACCCAGAAAGAGGCGGCTGAAAGATGCAACATGACCCAGAACCTATGGACTCGATTCGAGTGTTGCGATCAAAATCCAGATGCGGTCTACATGAAAGCCCTCGCAAAGGCCCAGAAACTCTGGAACCGAGATGGTGGGTGCTGCCAGTCGGGAGATTGCGCTGCAGCGATCAAGAGGGCACGCGAGAAGTTCCAACGTCTGGATCGCATCGCGGCGGCTGTCAACACGACCGCCAAACACCTCCTAGGCGAAGAGTAGTCGCCACCTAGCCCGGCTTCGGCCGGGCTTTTTCATGCGCTGATGACGGTTATGCGGCGCCGGTTTATTGCGATAGACTAAGTAATAATGGTTGATTGTTGACAATTAGCCATCAACACTCTATGCTTGATGATAGAGTGGTACTCTATCAATCTAACACCCCGGAGACCAACACCGATGACCCGTAAACGAACCATTCTGACCCGTCAAGACTTCAACCTGCTCGTCGCCCAGGCATCGCTTCGGGGCGTGGTCGTGCCCCGGCGCGGAGTGTTCCTTTCGACCTACATCGAGGTGTCACTCGACTCACGCGGTCACCTGGACAGCCAGAGTGACCCTAGACCGCGCGGAGGCACGTCATGACGACCATGCGAGAATTACCCGAGATATTGCGAAAGCACAACCTTTGGCTCGAAGGCAAAGCGGAAGGCGAAAAGGCCAATCTGCGTGAGGCCAATCTGCATGAGGCCAATCTGCGTGAGGCCAATCTGCGTGAGGCCAATCTGCGTGAGGCCAACCTGCGTGAGGCCAATCTGCGTGAGACCAATCTGAGCGTGGCCAATCTGCGTTTGGCCGACCTGCGTGATGCCAATCTGCGTGGGGCCAACCTGAGTGGGGCCAATCTGCGTGACGCCGACTTGCGTGGGGCCAATCTGCACGAGGCCAACCTGAGTGGGGCCAATCTGCACGAGGCCAATCTGCACGATGCCGACCTGCGTGGCGCCAACATTATCAGCGCCGAACTGCGCTATGCCGACCTTAGCGGCGCTGACCTTCGCTATGCCAATCTGAGTGGCGCCGAACTGCGCTATGTCGACCTTAGCAGCGCTGACCTTCGCTATGCCAATCTTAGCGGCGCCGACCTGCGAAGAGCCGATTTTAGCAGTGTCGATGGACTCTTACTCGCTTCTGATTGGCTTAAGCAGTTTGACGCAGACGAACATGGTGTGATTGTGTTCAAACGAATAGGACAAACGAGTTTTGAAGCCCCAGGATACTGGGACATCACGCCAGGCTCATTCCTTGAGGAGGTT